TAACATCAAATACATATAGTCCGTGTATAACTGATGCGTGATCTCTTCCTACAAACTCTCCTATCTTTGATAGTGTTTGATGTGAGAACTCTTTACACAATTTAAAGAATATAGCTCGTGCATAAACATATTCTCTTTTTCTTGTGTTTCTTGAGATATTTATCTTTAGCTCATTCTCAACAAAATGCTTTATGTCGGCTAAGCTAATACTCAATGGATTGGTTTCTTGATTCATAATTTTCTACTTCTATTTTTATTTCTTTATAAGTCTTTTCTTCTGCATATAACAATGCTTTTTTTATTCCCTCACAAAGCTCATACATTTCTTTCTTCTCAAACTCAAACATATCTTGTATAAGCTCCTCATATGTAACGCCTAAAAGCAAATCATTTAATGTTAAATAATAACTCTTATCAATCTTCTTTTTATATGTATCCTTTTCTAACGTATTCATTTACATTTTCAGTCTTATCATAGAAATATTTTCTATAATTATTACAAGCAACCTCTACCTTCTGTCTTCCTTTTTCCATCGACTCCTCACTACATTCATATATCCCAATCTCACCAGTGCTTTTATCTATAACTAAAAATACAAACTTTTGTACATTAAACAGTTGCATATAAATATATGCTTGTACGTCATAATGCCACTTATATCTTGCAGAATAAACCCAAGATGATAGATCACTTGTTGTCTTTACATCTACAATCATATCTGTTCTTAAGTAATCTGCCTTACCTCTAAACGGTAAACCACTAATCTCTCCTATACCTGCTACCTCTTCTAAACCTCCTCTTAATAATTCACTTGCTTCATAGTTAGCTTCTATCTTTGATACTAAATAACTCATTGATCTAAGCTCCTTGTGAAGCATTACTTCTACACCTGGATTGTCAAGCTTCGCTTCCTTAAACATCTTTGTATTACGAGAACTTGCATCTACAAAAATATATCTGTCAGGTATCTTACCGTATTCTAAAAGAAGCATATGAAATAATCTACCTTCTCTAAGTGCAGGAACATCACCATTGTCCTTTGCAAGGTATGCTTTATATTTAACAGGAGATTCGTATAAACTTTTTATACTACTTGAAGATAAAGCTGCTTCACCAAGATAACCATAGTAAAAACTATCGTCATCCATTCTGTCTAACAGGTCTTTCTCCTCCCATTCCTTACCGTCTAATAATCTAATCATAGTGTAAATATAATGAACAAATAGTTAACAAGCAACTATTTATTAAAGTTATGTTTATAGTTCTCTCTTTCTACTTGCATTTTATAGAAGCTAAAATTAGCCATACCAAGTATATGACTATCAGTAGGAACGAAGTATTTCCATCCTTTACTTCTGCCCATATTTATATAATAGAAAAAGAAGGCAGCTTTCTTGCCTGTATCTTTTTTAAATATGACTGTAGCTGTATGATCTGACATAGGAATTATTTCTTCCATCTCAAATGTTTCATTGTTAAAGTTACCTGCTCTCTGTTTATTAGAATATCTATCTCTTATGACAAGTGCAAACTCTTCTAATTCTTTTGCTATATCTTTTTTCATTAGTCTAAATTTTCTATATGATCCTCAAGTGCAGCTAAAGCTCTCCAAGCTACTTTACCTAAATGCAACAAACCATCATCATCTATCTTATCAGCATCAATTAGATGTCTTGTAAGTGCGTCTAAATGATCTGTACTTTTACTTTTATCCCAGTGAAGAGGTTTGTCAGGATGATGTTGAGTATTACCTTGTAAACTTACCTTACTAACATACTTAAGTGCATTAGGAAAATACTTTATCACCCCTGTATAAACAGGTGTATTCTTTCTTTCTTTATGCTTATCGTTACTCATATTTATCAAATAAAGATTTTAACTTATTGAGTTTACCAGCAAAACAACTACCACAACTTGTCATCTTATCATTGTAATTAAATACTCTGTTGTATATAGTTAAAAGTTGTCTTTGCTCTTCTACTGATATTCTATTTCTTTCCTGTGAATAAAAGTCAGTTAAATAACTATGTTCATCTTGCGTTAAGCAATTAGGTTTATTATATGGAAACATTCTATTTAATGTCTCTTTTCTTTTATCACATCCACAGTCTTTTCCAAGTGCATCAAATACACCATCAACTGCTGCTTTAATTCCTGTAGCTTTAGTTATCTTTTCTACAGTATCACCAACTCCATCAGATTGCTTCTCATATTTAGCAACCCATTCTTTATATCGTTTGGTTCTCTTGTCGTTAGGTTTCGGAGGAATCTTTGTCATTTTTATTAATTTTAATTAAGTGAAAATCCCCATTGATGTAATCTTGGAAATCTTCTGCAAACTTTGTATTTAGTATTTCTTTATAATTCTTACAACTATTAAATATAGATGTAACACTTATATTAGTATCCGCAGATAGTTTACGCATACTTATATCTGTTTCGTAATATATTTTAAATAGCTTTTGGTCATACCATCTATCCCAGCTACCTACTTCTTGTTGTATTAGATCTACTAATTTTTCCTCTGCTTTTTGCTTTTGTACTTCTTGTTTTAACTGTGCTTCTGATGTTGTTTCTACAATTTCATAAGTAACTTCTATATCATCAAGACGAACCATATGATGTTTACTTCTTTCTTTTAGATAATCATTATATAAGTTCTTTATTGTTATATATACATAAAATTTATTTACATCTGTTTCATTATACATAATCTTCTCTGGATTCTTTACATACTTATTTAGTCTAAGATACATCTCCTGAACAAAGTCCTCAACTAAATGTTTAGGTATGCCCATAGATATTCCCATAGAAATCCAAAGTTTATGATATTTAGATAACAGTTCCATCATTTGAAAAAGAAGAAATGTATGAATACAAAACCAGCACAAACTCTTAATAGATCTGCAGTAGTATCGTATTCAGGTATCTCAATGTCCTCAACATAATCTATGCCAAGTAAAAATCCTTTAATAAATTCAAATTGTACATTCATAATTAATATTCAAATTCTACTCTTATCTTATCAGCTTCTCCATAGAACTTACTCATTCTGTTTATTTCTACTATATTTTGATCTTGTTCATACAACAAACCCTCTAATGAATCAAAGAAAGCTTTATTAAGGTTATCCTGTAAATCAGGCTTAGTAACTTTAAATGTCTTTACTCTTTTCTTCTTAGAAAAACTTTTAGGATAAGCATATATATATTCTATATAATTAACTTTAATTTCTGATCCTGCTTCAATTATATAAAAGTCTTTTGGTAACTGTTCACTAACCAACCTTCTTAAATATTCCTGATAGTCTTTAACCTTTTTAGGTTTATACTTTATGCCACCTCTACCAATCTTAAATGATTGATGAGCAAGGGGTCTTATGTTTAATTCTAATGTCAACTTCACGAATGTATAAAATCGTTAACTCCATCAGGCATTTCACATATTTGAGGTAGTCCTGATTTAACCTCGAAAGAGAATGTTTTAAATGAATATCCTCTACTTCTTTTACAATCAACTACTACTACATCAGGATTATCTTCAGTAGGTGTTACAGTAATTTGTGTCTCTGTCTTTTTCTCTAAAAACGAACCTAAATGTCCAGTTGCTTTAGAGTTATAGAAATTAGAATGTATAACAGTAATGATATGTATATTGTAATCCTGTGTCCACTTCATTAAGTAATGTATTACTTTGTTTGACTTCTCTAAATCATTTATGTCGTTTAGTAGATCAGCTACTCCGTCTATGATAACAAGTCCTACTTTATCTGTTTCTTTTAAATGCCAATCTATAAACTCTAATCTTTCCTCTGGTGAGAATTGTCTAAGTGCATATGTATAATAATCACTTGCATCTTTAGACATTCTATGTACTCTTTTAAATGTTTTTTGTGCGTGGTAACGACTTTGTTCTGTATCATAATGTATAACCTTCTTATCTCCTTTAAAACCTTTTAAGTCTCCAACAAACACATCGTGTGATCCTAAGTATGCACTTGCAAGAAGTGATACTAAAAATGTCTTTTTGCTCTTTGGTCCTGCCGATATAAAACTAAAATTACCATATGTACCCATAGGAATATATTCTCCGTTAGATAATCTTCCTTTAGATATAGCAACAGGTGGTTCAGGTATATCTTCTTTTGCATCTACAAAACTTTGCTTTAGTATTTGCGTAAATTTTTGATGCTGCTGTAAATTTTCTTGTGTCATTAATGTACCCATATTAAATAAAAAAGGGAGCCGAAGCTCCCTGTAACCTTTAGAAAGGTAAGTCTGCTGTGTCGTCTGCAGAGCCAACTTGCTCTGCTTGTCTTTCAGCTACACTGACCTGTCCATTAGTCCATACAACTCTACCGTTTCCTACATACACTCTTGGCTTCTTAGCCATTCTCTCTTCTTTAGTTTGCTCTTCCCATATTGCTATGTTCTGACCATACTGATTGGTTTCGTCATTGATGCTTATAGTAAAGTTTTTGTACTTACCCTTTGCATCTTTTAATCCTATTGTACCTATTGTTGCCATAATTATTCTATTTCTAATAAAGCTTTTTCTACTTGTTTAGTTACACGATATTTCTTTTGAATATCTTCTATCTTCCCACCATCTTTTACAAACTTTGCAGCTTTAACAAAAGCCTTAGAGTTATTTTCTAAAAGTGGTTTACTATTATCTACGGTATTACCGTGAGTATTTGTTGCATCAGCATCTTTAGTATCATCTATTAATAATAAATTACCGATAGCATACTTTTTAGCATAAGAAGATGCAGCTCCTGTTCTTTGTGGATCTTGCATACCTTTTGCGTTGAAGTCTATGATTGCTTGTGCTGTTGATTGTATTTCTAAACTCGGATCAGTACAGTCAATCATTTTAGCTGTAGATTCTATATAAGGTCTTCCAGCTATTTCTTTTAACTTGTCGCTTATCTTAAATACGACTTTATGTTTCTTAGCAAGTGGCTTTACAGCTTCCAGAATATCTTCTGCACTTCTATAGTTATAATTACCAAAGTTATTCCTTTGATTTTTAGGAGCCTTTAACTCCGATTGTATAATTAAAAGTTTATCTGTTAAATTCATAATTGTTTAATTTATGTTAAAGTTAACACAATTAAATTAATAAACAATAAATATTAATAAAAAAAGGAGATTAATTAAAACCTCCTTTTAGAAAAACAAAAAAACAATTTATACGAAAAACTTAGTAGAGCCAGATAGCATTAGGTTTCTGTGTATCATTATCAACATATATTTCTGTATTTGAAATACCGAAACGTTGAAAGCCAACCATAGATAAAGCTTCTATGATCTTTAACCTTTTGCCTGTGTGGGAACATTTAATGATTGCAGCTCTGCCAATTAAGTGTGAACTTGCTGTACCTCCGTTTAATTCATTATTAACCTTTGGTGTTCTATATCCTGATAGAATTTCAAACTGTATTCCTGCAATATCTCTCGCTTCATCTAAGCAATCTACAAATTCTCTGTCCATATATTTATATCCACTACCTGGATAATCAGGAGAATCAAACTCATCAAATGTAAAATATCTTAACTCCACGTTGTAAAATTATAAAATATTTTTACTTTTGCAAAACGTAGCTGTAAATCTACGCTAAAAATTACTAAACTTCAATAGGAATATTGTTGGATCAGATAGGTTATTTATTTTCTTTTTCTATAGGGACTTTTTCTTTTCTTTCTTTTTAGCATTTTTCTTTCTTTTCTTTTAGTTATTTTCTTTTACCCTGTCCTCTATACTTTTTCTTATAACCACTTTGTCCTCGTGAAGCATTCTTAGAATGTACACCAGGTCTTTTCTTTTTAGGTTTAAATACATAAGTAGATATTGCTTTTCTTGGCATTATCTACAAATACAAATATCACAGTTACACATAATTATTTACTTATTGATTTAAATTTCTCTGCTCCTCTTGAGCCAAAGTATGCTACATATACAGTAATTAATAAAGATTTCAGTAGATCAACCCAACCTCCATCTACACTAAAGTCTAAACCTGTTGAGTCTATAAATATAAGAAGCATCATTGATACAGTTAAAAATATTAAAGCAAGTGGTCTTGTATTTTTAGACAGCCAAGAATCACTTTGCATATCACTTGCCCAACGTTTAGATACCTCTTGCATTTCTACAGTATCTTGATTTAACAATGCTAAAGCTTTTTCTTTATCTTCTGGTGGAAGTACTGGGTCTTTATCTATTAAATTTTTTACTATACCAAATACTCCTTTATCAGGAAGTACATCACCTAATGAGTCTATTATACTTGATCCAGCTCCAGATAAAAACTTACCTACTTTAGTATCTTTTAATTTCTTCTTACTCATATCTGCATATAATGTGTTTTACCATCTCTTTTAAATGCTCTTAAACATTTCTTTCTGTTATCTCTCTCGTTTTTATAACTAACGTGAACCCAATCAGGATTATCGTCATCACCAAATTCCCATATCATTTGATCATACTCTAAGTTATCTCTTATATATTGAAACATTTCTGCGTTAGTTTTATGACCATAAACATCATCTATGTCCATAGCTCTACCTTGACAATGTTGAGAGTTAGAGCTGCCACCTATAGCAGTATTTAATTCAGGACATCTAAACATACTATTAATCTTAATTGGACCACCTACCCATTCTCTTAATGGTTCAAATACTTCATTAGCTAAAGTTCTCATATTGCTAATTTCGTATTCTGCAGGAGTATTTTCTATGTTTAAACGTAATGCTGTATTCGATTTGATGGCTTCTCTATAAGTTATATGTGTACTTATATTATTCATCTAATTACATTTTAATTTTACTTAACCACTTGTTCCAAGCAGTTGCTACTTTGTTGTTAAAGTTTTCGAGTTTATCTGCCAACCATCTTAATATTCTTACCATAATTTAATTGTTTTTTAATAGTTGATATATTTTTATTATTGTATAAACGAGCGTTGCTATTATTAGAAGTCCTTGTAGTACTGCGTTTATTTCTGCTATTGTTATTATATAAACTGCTACTCCTAATAGTGTCGGCTCAAATCCTTGCATTATTTTTTATATTTATTTATAATAGCCTGTATGCTGTCTAACCTTACTTTTATTTGCATTGTTAATCCTGCTTCAAATTTAGCTACTGGCTTTGAATCACGATATATTACGATTGTCGGAACACTTTTAATTGACCTTTTAATATTATCGCTTTGATCTTCTACAAAAGCATATTGTACCTTTGTGTTTCTTAAACGATCCAATCCTCTAAAAGTATTATTTTCATTCCATTTATAATTAAAATGAACTGTAGTTATATCTTGACCATAACTAAAACAACTAATTAATAATGCTAATACTATAAATCTCATTTTTTAATTATTTCAAAAAGTTTATCATCAATCTTCTTAACTGTTTCATCTATTTCCTCTACTTTCTTTTGAGTAGAAATAATAGTTTCTCTGACAAGCTGATCTTTTAGATCGTATTCTGTTCTTGACACTTCTGGTTCAGGCAACAATTTAGCTTCTTCAATTTCTCCCTGTAATGCATACCACATACCTACAAGCGAAAATATACCTGCACCTAACATTATTAAGTTTTCTATTGAAATATTTACTTTCTTCTTTTTAATATCTTCTATATCTAAATCTGCCATAATTAATTTATTTTAAATGCTGCGTATATATACGAATTACCATTTCCATTAGTTTGACCTAAACCAGGACCACTACCAATTAGCTTAAATCCTGTAGATATAAATTCTACATTTGTTCCTGATTCAGTAGCTTCTACTACACTACTGTTAGGTTTTATGTTTTTACTACCACCACGAACACTGTCTAATATTACCCAATTATCAGCTTGGTCTGTTATTTTAATTAATACAAAGTCAGGTTGGAATCCTGTTGTTATAGTTTTAGTTGTCGTACCATCTCCACTATAACTTCCAATCTTGCTATACCCAGATACTGAATGCCAACAATACATTATATGTTCACTTCCTGATTCATTACTCCAAACACTACCATCTAAATTAACTACTGTTGATGTTGGAGCTCCATTACTAAATCCTGATGTGCCTGTAGTTGTTTTTAATTCTGCAGTTAAATTTAAAGAAATATAATTAGATGTTCCTGATACTGGTGTCCATCCATTCCAGTTTGTTGCACTATCTAAATTTTTAATTAATATAAGCTCTGGTGTAGCTGAAAGTCCGTGAGGAACAGATGTATTTCCACCAGTCCCAGTATATTTAACAATACTAAATCCTGCATTAGCATTTGCACTAATTATAGTTTCAGGCGGACCACCTAAAGTTAAATCATCATTATCATTTACAGTTTCTGCATACAATGCTGCAACACCTATATCAGATACCGCACCGTTATAAATTCTTACTTGGTCCATCATACCATCTAATCTTCCTGAATCACTTGCAGGTAAATGTCCTGAACCACCTATTTCTAAAAATCCAGTTGCTGATGAATTAGAACTTATTGAACCTGTTTCTGATTTCGATAATTGTCCATCTATATATAATGATTTTTTTGTACCATCTACAACTGCTACAATATGATACCAAGTATCAATAGATAAAGTATCAGTTGTTGTAATACTTTCACCAGTACCACTTGAATTATATACATTTAATGTAATAGTACCACCATTATTCACTCTTAATATGAACTGCTTGTCTGATGTTGTATAACTAAATCTACCTAATAATATATTTTCAACTCCAGTTATATTATCAATCTTTACCCAACAACTCAAACTAAAAGAACCACCATTCGTACCTGTAAAACTACTTCCTGTTTTAAAATTAGATGTTGTACCGTTAAATATTGCACCTTTGTTAAATTTACCTGTGCCATAAGTTATTGATGTTGCAGTAGCATTATTATTGCCAGTAACATCATTACCATTATCCTCAAATTTATATACTGCTTTTGCAGGTCCTCCAAAAAGTGTAGGCTCATTATCATTGGCTTTCCACGCCCAAGCAATAAAATCTCTTGTGTTTGCACCACCTACACAGTCTGCAGTACCAATAGTAAACCCATTTGAATCAAAAGATGTTATATTAGTTGCATTTGTTGATGCAGCATTAGTTGCATTTGAAAAAATAATTTGGTCTAAACCTTTTACATCATCTATTAATCTATGATAACAACCTGCCGTATCTCTATCTTTTATCCAAACTAAATTCGGTCTAAAACCTAAACCATCAATAGATTGGGCGGCATTTATACCAGTATATGCTTGAACTCCAAAACTTTTTGCTACTGTTGGTGCTTCTGTATCAGGATCTGCTGCAAATGCTATATAAACATACGTAACACCTGAACCATTATTTCTGCCAGATGTTGCAGCCCCAATTTGAAAACCATTAGAAAGAAAATCTATATAAGTTGTAGAAGCAGTTAAATCAATATCACTTGTATCAGCTTCCAGAATTAAATTTCTTGGGTTAGTTTTATTTCTTTTGTTATCATATATATTCCAATTATATGGGTCTGAACCTCCAGTAGAAACAGATTTTATCATTACAAACGCAGGTTCAAAACCTGTTTCTATAATAGGTCTATCATCAGCATCTCCTGTACCTGTATATGTGCCAATCTTTGAAAAAGAATCGACTGAATGGAAAGCATAAGCTATATAATTATTGCCATTTCCACTTGACCTCGCTGACGGTCCATTTTGTAAATGAACAACTGTTGATGTAGGTACCCCACCCCAAGTAGCACCTGTTTGGGAACCACTATTGCTATTTAACTCTAACCACTTATCAGTACCTGCGCCTGGATACCAAACTATCCAACCATCAGTTGTTGAAAGACTTTTAATAAAAACAATTTCTGGGGCAGATGATAAATTATGCCCTACAGATTGACTGCTCGCAGATGTCCCTGTATATTTTATTATTGAAAATCCTGCATCTGTGTTTGCTTGTACTGTACTTGTAACACTTCCATCAGTATTGCTGCTTGTAGTTCCTCCGTTTGCTTTCCAACACCAAGCTACGAAATCGTGTCCATCACTATTTATGTTATTCCAATTTGGATTAGCTAAAGTAAAACCGCCTGTATCAAATGAAGCAAGACCTAAATTATTTTCAGCAGAATTTGTATTTGAAACAATAACTTTACCTGTACCTCTTGTTGAATCTGCAAGTGCGTGATTATCTGCAAAACTTCTTGGCTTAATCCAAACTAAATCAGGCTTAAATCCTAATCCGTATTCGTATGTAACATTTGTTGCAGTGCCATCATAATTTCTTGTGTCATCATTACTATTGCCCTCGAACCTATAAGAAGCTACAAGCGAGTTTTCATTATATAATGTAGTTACTTCACTTGCTGATAATGTTTTATTAAATACTCTTAATTGGTCTATTTTACCATCAAAAAAACTATTAGTAGATGTACTTTTACCTGCTCCAATATTAAATGTATTATATGTTTTATTGTAGTAATTATTAGCAGATTCTAAAAAAGCACCATTAACATATATTTTTAAATCACTTGATGATCGATTAACAACAATATGATACCATTGATTTAAAGATGTTATAGGCGAGGCTGTTGTAGTATAAACATACCAAGTATTACTGCTTTTAGCTGCAATTTTAAGTTTTTCATTAGTAGAATCAGATAAACCAATTTGAAATAAATCTGATGAACTTTCCCATAAATTAAAAAAATTATGTTCTCCATAAGATGCAGGATATATCCAAGCTGAAACACTAAAGCTGCTCCCTACATTTTGAGCAGTTCCAGTTACAACACTATCTGTTCCATTAAAACTTGCTGCTTGTCCATATCTTCCTGCTGCATATTGAACAGTTGTACCAGTTCCATTGTAGTTACCACTTTCATCATCTTCGTTATTTTCAAACTTATACAAAGCGATACAAGAAGTATCTCCAAGTACTTGAAGTGTATCTGTTGTATCTTCTGATAATGGGTCTAATGAAGTAACTGTAGAAGTTGTTTCTGCATATAAAGTAGAAACTTCTGATGATGATAAATATTTTTGAAATATTCTTGTCTGGTCTATTTTACCATTAAAATAATAACTTGGTCCACTCTTTGAACCAATTCTACAACCTGCGTTTGAATGATAATATGTTCCATTCCAAGTACTGCCTGTTGCAACTGATGAACCATTAACATATAAAATTAAATTATTTGTTTCACCTGTCCATACAACGTGATACCAAGTGTTAGCAGAAATTACACTATTAGCTGATGTTACAATTCTATCTGTACCTGTTGTTTCTTCCGCTACTTTACCTTGTATTACACCATTTGCTTTAATTCTAATATCTAAATAACCCTCTTGATATAATGAAATTAAAAAATCCTCATCACTACCTGTTGGCAAAGAAGCTAAATTAAACCACATAGAAACACCAAATTCTTTTGCAAATATTAAAGGTTGTTCTATACTATTAGGTATTACTATTGTACTGCTTGAACCATTAAAATTAGCAGCTGCACCATACTTACCTCCATTAATAGAATGAGAAGATGAACCATCTCCCTCATATAACATTACTCCAAAATGTTCACTTGGTGTAAGTCCTCCTGCTGCGGCAGCAGCTCCTTGTAGTAATTTATCGTTTAAACTCATTTAGTCAATGTTTGGGAAATCATAGCTCATAACTGCTTTCTTTGTAGTTTTAGCATTGATTTCAATTTCTACAGCGTCTGATTGGTCTCTTAATGCTTGTCTTGCATCTGTAATATCGCTTGGTACTTCAGTGCCATTGTCTGCATTTCTAATTATATACCAGTCAGTCTCTGCAAGTTTTCTACCAATTTGACCTTTAAAATTATTTATTTGTCTTTCTTTTAACTCGGATAATGATTGTTCCCAAGTTTTGTTTATTTTATCTTTTCTAAATACTGTAGCAGCACTATCAAAATATATCTCACCTAAATCGTGTATTCTGCTATCATATCCTTCCTCTATTATTACATCAAATAAACCTGCATTTCTTAACTCTGCATCAGACATAGCTGGTGCGTTTAAGTATGTACCTGTTGAGGTTACAAGTGTACTTGGTACTGATGCGTGTATTGTTATTTTACCATTTATATTTACTGCTTTCATATTAACTTGCTATTTTAGATATTGTGTACCAAGCTTCACTCGTAGAGATAAACTTGAATTGAATTATATTTTTTGTAGAACTTGTGTCATCATAAGTTCCTGATATTTTATTAAATGTACCAGAACTACCATTTATATTTTGTAGTGTTAACGTATAAGAACCTCCACCACCTGTTACAACAAGTGTTTTTACCATTCCTAAAGTAACATTTGTAAAATCTATTGTAGCACTGTGACCAGCAGTCCAAGTAAATACGTCATAAGCTGCTGCGTCTAAAGTTAACGAAGCTGCACTTGATACTGCTTGTGCTGCTGTAAATTCATCAGCTAACTTATCCACTGTTACTTGGTCATTTCCAATGTGTACTGTATCTATTGCACCATCTGCTATCTGGTCAGAATCTACAGCGTCATTAGCAATCATAGCATTTTCTACAGCGTCATTTGCTATCGTTACTGCACCTGCAGATACAGATACATCTCCACTTAATGCAAGTGTTGACCCATCTCCAAATAAAGCATACACTTCATTGAAGTTGTCATTTGTTTTATCCATAGCGGTTCTTAACGGATCACCTGTTCCGTCATTCGCTGAAGTTCCTATTCCTATTGCTTGTTTTGCCATTTTAATTTATTTTAATATACTGTTGCATCTACTGTTAATGTCGAACTGTCGGCTGTAAATAAAGTTGTATCAACTGTTAAATGTGAACCGTCTGCATCAAAAGGGTAAATATAACCCCATCCATTACCTTCATTCGTATTTCCAAACCAACTTTCGCTATATATTTCTCCAAATCCCATTTTCTTATACTGGATAAATTATACCCCAACCATTAGACTCATCATCATTACCCCACCAACTATCATCATATATTGAACCGAACGACATTTTTAATCTTTTCTATATAACTCTTTAATTTTATTTCGTTTTCTTTCTTAGGCTTATATGTTTTTTTATCCTTTATAAAACCCATCCTGTCATATTTTGATCTCTCTCTGGATACATACCACCATCTTGATTCGCTGTATATTCTGGATATAGTTCACTATTCTGATCCATATAATCTAAAAACCTCTGTGTATAGAAATCTGCAGTAGTCTTAGCTTGATGTACTAAATTGTTAATTTCTTCAAGTGATGCAGAATCACTATTCTCTGATCTGTGTTTAAATACACCACCATTTGATATTTGAAATGCTGCATATTTCATATACTCTGATTGACTAAACCAAATTAGCATTGGTTTTAAATATGTATTGACAAGTGTAGAATAATTCCCTGTTAAACTATCACTTGTTATATCTGTCTGTAATTTATCATACAAAACTGTACCAAGTTGCGTTTGTATATAAGTATCTTGTGCTACTTCTACAAACTGTATCAGTTTATCAGTATCTACATTCCCATCTATAATAGATTTTCTTTTTAACTCTTCTAATGTTATAAATAATGCTTTCATTTGTTATAATTTGGATGATGTCCTCTATTTGGCATATCTTTAGGTGCAATTTCGACTTCAGGAGCGTTTTTAGGCTCTTTTAAGCCATCTTTTATTGCTTCTTGTTCACTGACCAGGTTATTATCGCTAACTCTTCTCTTATACACCTTTAATTCCCAATAGTGATGACAATTTACACCGCCTTTATACTTAAATAATGAATAGTTCTGTCCTTTATGTCCTAATTCCTTATTTACACCTCTAAAAGACATCATATTTATATCTTCTTTTCTAAATACAAGGTTTTGACTTGTTAATAGCTCCATTCTTTGACAAAAACGTCTGCTATTAGCTGAATTTCTTACAGGACCATAAGAATATCTAACCTTATATGTTGAATTATCCTGTGAAGAAACGCTATTAGGTTTAGCATCATCTTTTGACACTTCTGCAAGTTTAGTAAAGTCAAATTCTGCTTCTGTATCCTCTACTTTTTCTGTATGTATAAGTTCCCAGTCATTTTCATCTATTTTTTCACCTAAACTTTCAAGTTGAGATAGTAAATCATCACCTTCTTCATCGTTAAAGTCATTTTTTTCTTGTGATGATAGTTTTTCACCTGTTTCTTCTTCTCTTTTAATCTTAGTCTCAATATTATCAAGCTCTGTAAACTCAATTGGTTGTAGAGTAACAAAGTAAAGGTTTAAGCTTATGCCATTAAATGCTAATAACTCGTTAAATGAGTTGATTAGGAGTGTCTGAAATGGTCTTATTACAATATTATCCATAAGTACAGATGCTGTTCTTAGCTCTTCTGCATTATTTCCAAAACCAGTATTATCTTTTATACCAAGAAGTATAGGAGAAACAACACCGTGACCAATCATTATTTTTTCTCTTGATTCTTTAGCTAAAAAGTCATATTGTGCGTGAGCATCTGGTAAATGAATAGGTTCTACTGTAGATTGATTCTCTGCATTATCATTAAATGCTAATATAAATCTACCTGCGTTTGATGATCCACTAAACTTCTCATATATCTTGCGTTCAATCATCTCCTGTGCTTCATCACCTGGAATACCATTGTTAAAGTTTAATAACAGTGATGGCTGTAAACCATTCTGTATATTATTAATGTGATAGTTTGATACTTCTTCTTCTAAATTACAGTATTGTAAACATCCTTGATAATCAACAGGTGAGTAATAATAAAAACCAGCTCTATATGGCTTTATCATATAGATTTCTACAGTTTCACTTTTTCTACCGTGTTTAAATGCTGGTATTCTTTTAGGTTTATCTGCAGGTTTTAATTCTTTCCATTTTGGATGATAATAATATCCAGTTATTTTACCATCTTTTGCTTTTTCAGCTCTAAGTGTTTCAGTAGGAAAGTGCTTAAGCTGCATAATTTTTGTTTTTCTTTTATTATATACAACTTGTATAGATGCTTGTCCAAGTAATTTTAAATCTCCTACAATTCTTCTTACATCAACATCTTTTAATATTTGTTGCATTTGTCCAAACTGAACAGCATTGTCTTCTGAATCAGTTGCACTTAATCCTCTACCATAAATCAGATCAGTAATACCATTAATACATCTTGAGTTTGTTGGACTACCTGTATATCTTTCTATAATGTCACCAAAATAGTTATTGTCGTCTCCGTATTCTACCCAATCATATCTGGTAGATTCTTTTATGCTTGGTACTTCGTACCCTGCTAAATTTATTACTTTTACTTTGTTCATATTACAATATATTTTTGGTCATCCGTATCAGTTCCAACATACTCATTATATTTATTACTATTTAGTGTATGATCTGTTGTATTATCTGTTTGTGAAGTACAATATGCTTTACCTCTGTATAGTAATGTACTTCCTTGTTTTAATTCAAACGAATAACTATTTTCTGCAGTTAAAATACTAAATGCAATAGACATCTCCAAGTAATTACCATTTGATGATAATGCTGATGTGATACTTGTTATTGTTTGTGTTTTTCTTGTTCCGTCTTCTACGATAACCATAGATAAGTCACTGGCAACTGTATATGCTCGTGGAATTATGCTTACTGTTTGAGAATCTGTTGTAGGTGATAATCTTATCATATGTATATAACCTAATATGCCTGATTATGTTCAAAAAAAAAGAGGACCAATTGTCCTCTCTTTCTTTTTAAAACCCTATATGTTTAAGAGTTAGTACCTACTGTTACAGTTACAGTTGCACTTGACATACCATCGTATGGGTCTGTTGATGTAGGTGAAGCTACAAAGTTAGCTGGTTTTGTTTCCATACCAGTCAACGTTAATGTATATCCACTTAAGTCTCCCATTGCAGCACCAGTTACAATTGTACCTCCTGATACATCTGCACCGTGTTCAAGTCCTACAACCATAACGTTACCGTTATAATCTTCAACAGCAACGTGAGGTCTTCCATAAGCTAATAACTTTAATTCTTTGTTATCTTCTTTAGATAATTTCTTAAGAGTTAAGTTAAGTGTTTGCTCATAGAATACAGTTCCGTTTTCTCTTGAAGCGTTTACTGTTTGCTCTAATGATGAGTTTCCTTTTACTTCATATTTAAATGCTGTAAAAGTACCTGTCATATTGGTAATCTCATCATCTGTTAATGTTACAGTACCAAAGTCTCCAAAATCAGTGAAATAAACGTTTTTTATTCCACCAACGACATCTTTACAAGGTTCTTTTCTTCCTAATGTTAAGTCACAAGCCATAATTTTTATATTTTATAAAAAAAGGCAGGTAGTAAAACTCCACCTACCTTTTTTATGTTAAACAATTTGTTTTATTATGATGTAGCGTATAATACTACTTCAGTTCCAATTCCGTGCTGAATACCAGCAGTAAATCTCATTACGACTCTTACATTTTGAGAACCGTCTAAGTCAGCCATATCAATTACTTTTACTTCGTTTTGGTCAGAAAGTAATCCTGTACCGAAGAATAAGTTTGATTTTTGAGCTGCTACAGCGTCATTGTCAGATAAACCAGGAGCGTGAACTACTTGGATACCATCAAATGATAGACCTGATCCCATATTGTACCATTGAGTACCTTGATCGTTAGTACCTGCAGCACCAAGACCAGAAGCACCAAATCCACCTAATGCTCTAATATAGTTTCTGTACATATTACCTGGAAGGTAGATAGTCATATCTTCTGAACCATATACAGCAGATGGAATTGCATCAGCAATTTTACCAAGCTCTGTGATAATGTTAGATGCAGTAGATGCAGTACCTGTTACGTCAACTACGTCTGAATCAGCACCTAAAGTAGTGATAAATCCGTCAAACTGACCTGCAGTTGCGTTAGTACCTGTCCAGATGTTAGTCTCAATTCTTTGAGCTACTTTATCTGCTACGTGAGCGATTAAGAAGTCAGAGAAAGATGGAGGTAAGTTGTCAAATGCAGAGAATCCCATTTGAGCAGCTTCCCAGTCGCTTCTAAAGTCCTTTTTACATAACTCTAAGTTCACTTGGAACTCTTCTGGAGTTAAGATTCTTTCAGTAAGAGTAAGTGTTGATGTATCAGAGAAGTCACAAGTTGCGTCTTTTACGATGTCATCAGTTGCCACTTTTTTCATTACTTGCTTATATTTAACGTTAGGTACTGTTGTAATATTCCCCTCCGCTAAAGTTTTACCTGATAATAAAGCAGCAGAAATATACTTCCCTGCAAATTCACCAGCGTAAGTAGTAGTTATTGAAGTTGTTGTTGCCATTATTTAAAAATTAATTAATTATTGTTTACTTATTGCGTTTAATACTCTATTGTAAGTAGTGTTTCTATTTGAATTAGGAGCAAACCTAACACCAATATTGTTACTTACTTCGTTTTCTGGTGAATGATTTATTGCTTCAGCAGGTTCGTCAGCAGATAGTTCTTGTGGAACTTCTTCTTTAGCTTCTTCTTTAGCTTCAATCATCCCTCTTAGTTTCTCTACCATAGCTTTGATCTCAACGACCTCATCTTTAGTAGCATACTCTACAGCAGGAGCATCTTCTACGATGTCTTCTTCGTAGTTATCCTCTTGTAGTTCTTCAGCACCTTCTTCTGCAGAGTAAGACACTTCTTTTACATCTGCCGCAGGAGCTTCTTCCTTAATCTCCTCTTTAGCTTCTTCTTTTTTAGCTTTAGGAGCTTCTTCTTTTAACTCAACGTCAGGAGTTGTTTCCTCTTCCTTTTCAGATGAAGATAAAAGAACATCTTTGATTTTAGTTACAATTTCACTTGCTTTCATAAGATTCTTATTTATAGTAATTACCGATTAAAATTATTCTGTTGTATTTTTATACTTTTCCAACACCTTGTGCTTCAAGTGTACCATCGCAACATTTTGTAGAATATGTTTTTCCGTCAGGACACAAACATCCTCTTCTTCCTGATTTAGGAGACGAATAACTTACTGTTGCATTTTTTCTTCTTCTCATCTTTTTATTGGAACACAATTAGGTACTTTTCTACCGTCTTTATCTTTCATACCTATCTGCTCATATCCATCTTGGCAAGGAGCTTTTAGATTGTGTTCCTCACAGGGCATATACCAAGTATCACCTTCGTAATCGTGAGTATGGTAACCTGAACATCCAATATCCTCTGCAGCTCTTTCTGCTTCTTCAATAGTTGTATAAGCAGCTCTACCATCAATAATAGTTGATGCTGCTTCTATTGCATCAAGTCCTTTAAGTTTAGATGTTACCCAAGTTAACATTGATTTACCACCCCATAATAAATACGATATGGTTCCACAGGCTTCATTGTTACCCTCTTGATAATATGCAGAAGCTCTTGATAAATATGAGTATATGCGTTTAAGAGTAGGTAGAGTAAAGTTTTCTCCTGCTTCCAGTTGTCTTGCTCTAACTTTACCAACTTGAGTTGCACATTTATTATTTACAGCTTCGTTATATTTAATTCCTCTTTTAGCATTGTTTCTTGCAGATTGTGGATATCCTCCATAAGATTCAAGTTCTACCTCTTCAGATAAACTTGCTAATACTTCTGCTAATTCAAACTCTGCGTTTAATTCACTTAGACATTCGCTACAAGCATTTTCTTCTATACTTTCTTTTGGTCTTTCCAGTCCATCAGCAAAGTAACCTTCTATAGAAAATCCTTTTACTTCTCCTTCTTTAACTGCTCTCCATACATCATCATTTAATACTTTCATTGATACCATCCAAGTTCCTTTTGGTAGATCAAATCCATAAGCAGATGCTTTGTCATTCTTTGGGTCTTCTATAAGCCAAGATTCTACAACAGACATATCTGATAATTCAAATGAATGTTCAAATGTAGAGTTTTGGTGTTTGCTTTTTATAAAGAATAATTCAGATGCTTTCTTAACTGTCTCTTCAGAGAAATATATGTAGTAATCATTATCATCATCATCAGCACCTTTTCTAAATATCTTCTTGTTAGGAATAAGTGCAGGACCCATAAGTATTCTTTGTTCTGCATCTACTTCAGCAAGTTTAATATCTTTGTGTTCTTTTAGTGCAATAAAGTCTTCTTCTATTGCAGGATTTTCAACGACAGAGATAGCTTCGATACCACTAATCTCACTTTGCTCGTCTATAATAAGTTCTATTATCTTTTCCATATCTAAATAACTATATTAAGTTTATTCTGTTTTATTATCCAATAGATGCTCCTTCAATCGTACTACGTTCAAGTTCCTGTGCAGTAGAAACATCAGACGCTACGACAAATGCTTTTATAGGCTGTTGCTCGGCTTGTGATATTGTTTGAGCAAGTTGACTTGTCTGTGTTGCACCTACTACGTTAAATGCAGGAGCTTGTGCTTGTGGTGAAGAACCTCCACCACTTGCATTAACTCCTTTTAATGGACCAGATAGAGCTCTTATTTGTTGTTCAGCTGCTTTTCTTGCAGATGTTATTTGAGCTATAACACCACCTATCATTGCTGCAAATGCAACAGGACCTGCAATAGGACCTAATTGTTGTAAAAACTTACCTATAGAAGAAGTAGCGTCAAGTGTTCCTTGAGTTGCAGATGCTCCTATGTTAAATAAAACACCATTAGCTGCCATTGTTAATTTTGCAAGTTCCATAGCAGCTTGTATCTGAAACATATCTCTTTCAAACTTTATTTGTCTTATTCTTATTTCTCTTGTTTGTTTATCGTTTTCTTTTAACAATCTATCTTTTTCTTTTGCAGTAAGATTATCATTATTTAAAATAATGTCTCTTTCAGTATTCAACCTTGTTATCTGTCCTTGAAAAGCTTTGTTTTGTATTGTTGCTAATTTTCCTATTTGTGAAACAAGCATTTGAGTTAGTCTTTCATTTGCTTGTTTTCTTTCTTCTATTCTTTGTAAGTCTTTTTGATGCTCTTCTTCTTTTAAATCTATTCTTTCTCTTTCACTACTTAAAAATTTACTTAATTCTTCTTTCTGTTCCTCATCTGTAGGCAAACCTAACAACCTTCTTAATCTTGCTCTTTTTTTAGATTTAGCTTCTTTATCTCTTTCCTCTAATTCATCTTCGATATCCTGAAATAATCTACCTAAAAGCTCACCTGCATCACCAAAATCAAATACTTTTACTTTTGGTTTTCTCACACCTTTATCATCTGTAGTTTTTAAACCTAAAAGTGATGCTAAAAATGGGTTTCCTTTTATTTCTTCTGAATTTAATATTTCTTTAGAAGCGTTTATAAATCCTGTTTGAGCTGCAGTAATATTTAAATCAATTAAATCAAGTTCTTCTTCTAAAGCATCTATTGCTGGTTGAGTTGAAGTTCTTTGATAATAAGCATCTGCGTCTGCGTGTCTAACTTTTGCATCTGCTAAATCAGCTTCTTTTTGTCTTCTTTTTTCTAATTGAGCTTCTATTGATTCATTTCTTTTTATTTCTTCGAGTTCAAGTTCTTGCACTTTTAACAAGGCAGCTTCAAATTCTTCTAATGAACCTACAGTTGGATCATAACCTTCCTTTTTAAGTTTAGCCATTGCTAAAGTTTGCATTTCTACTGTAGAGTTTCCATCTTTGAGTATTTCTACAAACACTCTCATATTTTCATTTAAGCCTTGCTGTTTTGATAATTCTTCATTAAGTTTTTCTACTTCTTCTGTAGCTTTTTTTGCATTTAAGGTAAAATATTCTATTACAGCAATAGCAACTTGAAAAGCAACTATAAATCCTAACGGACCTCTAAATGCTTTTGTTAACTGACCAACAGCATCTCTTAACCCCCCTGTTGTTGCTATAAGTGTAATAAATAGTGTAGATAATTGAGAAAGGTTGTTAGCCATTGCTCTAAAACCATAGTTAAAATCAGAAACAGTTCTTGATAATTCAACAAGAGTAGCTCCAGCTAATCCTGTTTTATCAATCATATTTTGATTCTTTTTGGAGTTATCCTCCATTATATTACCCTGCGTAATTAAATCTTGATTTAATGTTTTTACTGCAGTTGAAGCACTCTCAAATGAATTAGTAAGGTCTTCTATTTTAACCCTACCTTTATCATCTATTATAATTGTATATACTATTCTTTTGTTATCTGCCATACCATCTACGTTTAATTACTTCTTTTGCTTCTGTTATTGTTAAAGGAGCTTTATACTTTCCTTTAGCAATGTCTATATAAGGATTAACTCCATAAAAATTATCTGTCTTTAATAGTTCTATTATTAGTTTAATCATTATTCGTCTGTTTGATCTGCTGTTATTAATGCACTATCTACTGATATGTCTGTTGCATCTACTGTTAAGTTACCTGTTTCAGGTGTTGGTGTAGGTGCTACTGAACAAGTTGCATTGTATGTTAAGTTGTTTTCACCGCCCATATATCCGTGATTATAACACTCATAACTAATAGTTCCAAAGTCACCATTTACTGTTACTGTTACATCACCAGAATAATATGTATATGTATTTCCATCAAGACCTGTTTTAGATCCTGCATTAACTGCACCTGTATAACTAATTAATGATTCTTTTCCGTTATTGTGGAAGGCTATTGGATGACCTGAAGGAACATTACTAAATGTGTAAGTACCTGCAGCTAATTGATAAACACCATATCTATTGCTAAATATATATATATATCCTCCTGTTATAGCTTCTACTCTTACCTCAAATAAAGAAGGTAAACATAGATAACTAACAGCTGCATATGTTGAAATAAGTTCTAAGTCAGCCTTACCTGTTACTATATCTAAGTTTATTTTATTTATATTGTATTTTTCTCCTCGTACAACAACTGTGTCAGCAAGAGAAAAGTTACTTATAAAAGCATTAGTAAGAATTGCTTTTAATTTAGTTAACCTATTAAATTGATTAAATACTGATGATATGTAATTTTTATAGTATTGTGAAAATAAATTATCAGTATAACTTTCAGAGCCGTCTACATTTGCATTATATTCATTCTTTTCTGCTCCAAAGTGATTTGTTTGTGATGTTTGTGTACTAACAGCATTACTTGGTATAAAATACGAAGTAGTTGTTGTGTTTGCAGCTCTATCATTATACACATACGGTATTTCTGTTGCAGAAGTTAGAAGTATTGGATAAAACAATACTGGTTTTCCAATATATGGATTGTATTTTTCTTGTGTTCCTGCAGCAGCATCTTCATTAGATTTGGTTACACTAAAACCAACCTGTACATCTGAAAAAGTTCCTGTATTGTCATCTTTGAGTCTTTCAAACTTCATATGACCAAAAGGAGGTTTAATAGTATATTCTTTTTCATATCTACTATCTCCTTTTACATCTGCAAATTCACCACCCCAAGTTATATTATTTGCTTCTTTGTGTTGTTTAGCAAGTAGAGATCCAGTGTCTTCATATTCAAATGTAACTTTTGTGTATGGTAAAGTCTTGTTAACGCTGCTTGATTGTATGTCAATATTGTTTGTTAAATCTGTTTCTACAAGTGAAGATGTATAAAAATCATCTAAAGTTTTTACTACAATTGTTTTTTGCGTAGGAGAATCATTTCTAACTTCTGCGACAAGATTAAATAGTTTAAATATTCCTGACAGAAAATCAAGAACAGTTATATCTGGTAAATTCTCTCTTGTATAAAAAACGCCTGTAGCATTAGTAGATAAATTTGATGCAGTTCTTACAATATCAGGCACATTTACACTTCCATCAAAATAATCTCTATCTATCCTTGCAATTAATCTTAATTCAAAACCTGAATCAAAATTTATACTTGCACCAGATTCAGTTATAACTGTAAAAGTATAAGTACCTTCATCTAATTCTGTTTCTAAATAATCTGTAGTACCTGTTTGTACTTCTTGTGTAAATTCTTTATAAGTAACACCATTTCTTTCTATTCTTACATCATACTTAGTTGTAGTGTCTGAACTAACAAGACTTAGTCTCGCAAGAACACTTTCTACTTTAGGGCTATTAATTGTTATTTTTACTTTATCTGCAGCAGCTCCACTTCCTATTCCTGATGAATTTATAAATTGAGCAGTAAATCCTACTGCACTTGTTCCTGATACATAACTTGGTATTGTTCCTATATTAAACTTATCAATTAACGTTGTTATTTTACCCTGCTCATCTTCACTATCTATCTTACCTTCTTTTTGATGAAGCCACATATAAAGATTATAATAATCTAAATTTGTTGAGTTAAAGAAATCAGTAGAGAAAGAAACCGTCTGATCTTCTTCAGACAGTAATTTTTCAATTGCCTTTATTATTATATCTATTCTAATACCAGGTTTTAATTGATCCCAGCTAACTCCGTTTCTAAATCCATTTTTAGGATATGTAGTAGGAAGATTGCTGCCGTCATAATATAAATTACCATCTGCTAAAACTCCATAATAAGTCGTGTCACTATTATAATATAATCTATCTGTATGTGTTATAAGAGGGACAACTAATGGCTGTGTGTGAGTAGTTCCATTTTCATCTGTAATATTTTTTGATGATGTTAGAAACTCATAAACACTATCAGTTCCTGTTGGCTGGTAATTTAAATAAAAGTTTTTTAGGAATGTCAAATCAGATAATTTTGTATTATCTAACTTTTCTCTTAAGAATCTTAAATTACCATAAAATGTAACCCTATATGTTGAAGGCTTATTATATTTAAGATCTACTCCTTCAAGCATTATATAACCTTCCCTAAATACTCTGTTATTTATTTCTATTCTTGCTTCTTGTGCAACAGCTGCATCAAAACCGCCACTATCTACTATGTCAATTGCATAGTTATAATAATGTTTAAATATTTTATTATTATTAGCTGAAGCAGGTAAAGTAAAGTTTTTACTGAAGTCAGTAAATATTTTACCAGGATCTTTTACATCTTTTATAGATGATTGTATTGTAATAGATCCATCTTGAAAAACATCTACTTCTTCATTATTTATAAAAAGCTGTACTTTTTGTTTCATTATCTAATTGCATTAATACTGTCAAAAGCATATTGGAATTGTACAGTATAATTTACAAGTTTGTCGTTTAGATGTGTTTTATATGTAAAATCTGAATCTTTTACTTTTACTGGTAATGTTTTATTGTTTTCTCTAATCCACACATCTTCGGATTGGAACAACTCTCTTATAACTTCATTATATTCTTCTTTAACAAAACCAGTACTTAATGTTAATGATTTTTTAGATGTAACATCTTGAACAATTGAACTTGGATTGTATGTATTATAACTAACGGCTGATGTGGAAGATGCTATTGTATTTGTGTCAAAGCTATCTCTTTTAACACTTAAATCATCTGTTCTTTTCTTATTAAAATATAAATCTTGTATTACACCAAATTTATTTATAAATGATACTTTATAATTAGTGTATTTTGGCTCACAAGTATAAATAGGATAAACTGTTTCTATAGCACTCGATGTCGCAACCGAGTATGTTGAAGCAGAAGTATTAACTGATTCTATTTCTATTTTACTTGCCTGTACACTGGATGTTACATATTGTATATAATCATTTGAGTCTTCTGATGTTGGTATGTTTAAGAGTAATGTAAAACTCTTTGTTTCTGCTATTGACTCATTACCTGCTGAATCTTTAGTGAAGAATCTAACAAACTTAACTCCACCTGGTCCGATATATATAGGTATGTTTATAGATTGATTTTCTGGTAAATAAATATATGTATTTGTAAATAGTTTAGATGTACTTAATGCTGAATTAATTCCATCTTCAAAATATGTGTATCCTTTTGTTCCTATTCCATAACCAATAATTTCTTGTGGATCTCTATCTGTATATGTATTTCTTTTTATATAATAAAACCAACAAGTAGTTTTTACATTACCTGTTGTATAATTATTATTAAACACAACATTTATATAATCTTGTACAAGTTCAGATATTTCAAATCTAATTGTATTGTTAGAATCTGGATTTGTTTTAGATATACTATATTGAGGAGCAGACGGTATATCTGTATAGCTTCCTGTCCAACAATATAAATCTAATTTAGAAGTAGATAATACAGCCATATTAATTATTTATATGTATAACTAAAAAAAGCAATATAGTATTACAGCTTATATTATGTTCTCACATTGACCAAACGAATATATCTCACCTCTTGGTAAATTATTTCCTGTAGGTCCTGTACCCATTTTAAAATAATACCCATCTTCTGATAAATAGAAATCAGTAGATGCAGGTGCATAAACTCTTGTTAAGTCAGAACTTGAATATAATTGTGTTCCATCACCAAGTGTTCCTGTGTAATATAAAGTTGTAGGGAAATTACTTGTTGATCCTGAACAAGCACTTGTCGTTGTAGAAAATGCTGTACTTGTTATTCTTATTACATTTGTTGTTATTACATCTGGCTCATCAGGCGTAGGAGCTACGTATCCACAAGCTGTACAATCAGAATAAGTTACTAAATCTGTTATATTTATAATAGAAGTAGTAGATGTGTTTCCTCCATCACTGTAACAAACTCCACTATATTTAATTACAGAAGCCCAGTGTCCTGTAGCATCTAAATCAGTTACACTTCCTACAATAACATAACCACCACCACCATCACAGTTATTATATTGTCTAAAATAAGCAAGTGTGTCTGGTGTTACTGTATCTCCTTCTAAACAATCAGTACAATTATTAAAAGGAGCATAACCTGGATAGTTTTCTATTTTACCATCATCTTCGTTTGCTGTTGAAGAATAATCATCATTTACCTTACTTCTACAAGTTAAAGTGTTTGCACTTGTTCTAAATACATTTGGAAGCGGTGATGTAGATGAATAGTATATAATAGGAGCTCCGTCATTGTTACACTGTCTATAACCACCATAATATCTATTAGGATCTTGTCCTGTTTCTACAATAACCTCTATATCTCCAACACATTCAGTACAAGAACCATATGGTTGCAGTCTAACAAATTCATCAGTTGTTAATGTGTTATCCCAACTTGAAAGCGTTGTATATGTATTAGTAACAGTCCAACAACCATCAGTAGTTCCATTACCACCAAAATCAGTTAGCTGTATAACTTCTCCTGTTGTACGAGTGAACCCATCAAAAGCTACATCTCTAACAATTCCTGCATTTGTTTGATTAGGACATTTTTGTATAGTTGCATATCCTACTGTAGGGGCAACTGGAGTAGGGTCTTCTTGACCTGCACATCCACCAGTAACACATCCTTGAGGGTTACCACTTGCGTCTATATATCTTATATTGTGATTTGTTCCGTCATTAAAAGCATACCATCCTGCAGTTAATGCTGGTGATGAAGAACCTGCTGCATTAGAATAAAATTTACTTGCAACACAATAAGCTGTTTCACCATCTCTGTTTGTATATAATGTTACAGATGAACCAGTACAAGCACCATAATTAGGATTGGTAGTGTCTGCTGATGTAATAAATGTAGTTGCATACGATGGTCTGTTTTGCCACTGTATTGATTTATTTGTGTCTGCGTCAGTTGTTGAACTTACTAAACAGTTGTAATATAAAGTTCCTGTTGCTGTTTGAGTCTGTGTACCACTTCCATTTATTACTAATGTTTGCTGCGTTTCACCAGAAATTAAGTTTGCTGAATCTGCTGTTATATCATTGTTCGTTGTGCTTTTGTACCACTGATAAGTTGGGTTAGTAATATTTTGAGTTAAAGCTGTTAGAGTTACTTGTTGGTCAACATAAGCAAATCCCTGATTGTTTCCATCTGCAGTTGCCATATCAATCGTTACACTTGGAGCTGCTGTAATAGATGTTGTTGGAACTATATCACTCCCACAAACAAATATACTATTTACACGACCAGCAGGATAGCTGTTTATAAAAACATAATGTTCTTGAGGTGATCCGTCTGCACAAGTTAATATTAATTTATACCAGTTATCTGTTCCTCCAAAAGGATTTGATAGATTATTATTAGAGTCTTTTACTGTAAATAATGTTGCTCCTGCAGTTATAGAACCATTGTAATATACATCTTGGTCTGCAGTTAAAGCACAAGCATTAGCACCGTTTGGTCCTGCTACAGTAGAAAAGCTTGAAGATACAATAGCGTTGTTAGGCGATGTGCTTGATTCAGGAATAGTACAAGATGTAACTGTTGTTGGACACTGTACATATCCAGTTATCTCACCATTATTATTCTCACCAATTCTACCATTGTGATTTGAGCCTATTTTAAAATACTTACCACCACCAGAGTAAGGTGTTTGTAGTGCATCACTTATATATAGTGTAGTACCTGTTCCAAATGTTTCTCCAGAGAATAATCCATAATAAACTGTTTCTGTTGCAGTAGCAGCACAAGCACCATTAGCACTATCAAAATTGTTAGATGATATTAATACTTCTTGTGGATCTGCAGTTTCTGTCTGGTCAAAAATAGTTAAAGTTATGTTTACAGAACTAAAGTTGTCTAATGTTAATATAAATGTTTCTCCACTTGCACTTTCTGATGTGTTGTCTGATAACACCTCAAAGGTTTGTTCAGCTACATTATCTATCATAACAAAAGCTCCTGTAAGAGTTCCTCTTTGTAAATCAGCAGCACTAACACCTCCTGTAATTTCAAAAGGAATAGAAGTGTTGTTTGGAGTTGCACTATTTGCATCAATTAATCTAATTGTAAAAGTTTGTCCTTCTATTACTTGTGACTTACCATTTATTTCAGATAATCTGTAATCAGAATTTCTTGATACAGTTCCTGTCAAAGTAGTTGTTTCTGTTACATCTACAGATCCAAATGTTCCTGTAATTGGTTGAGATGGACTAATAGCTAATGCAACATCTGCAGTATATCCGCTGTTTAATGATAATGTTGTTGTAAAACTATATCCATCACCTGTTTCACCTGTCTTTTTCGTACCATTCAAATCTCCACCTATTGTATATCCTTGAGATGGTCCTGATATTTGATTATCTACAGTTAAAGTAGCTTCAAATTGTGGATTGGCTGACCAAGAAACAGTTTGAGAAGCAGTATAAGTATTTCCTGCTGAATCTGTTGCTGTAACTCCATACGTAACTTCACCACCTGATGTTTCAGTAAATGTTAATTCTGCACTTGAACTTCCTGCAATAGCTCCTCCTGTCCAAGCATAACTTACAGGTGTAAAGTTAATTGGTTGTGCAGTTAATGTAATATCAGTATTTATTGTTCCTTTTACAGGTCCATCTATAGTTAACAGAGCATTTTCTACCGAACTTCCTTCTGCTCCTGATGACACTACATAATACGGACTTCTTGAGTTTACTTTAATTGTTCCCATTTATATTTATTTCTGATTCTAAGTCTTTTAAATAACCTTGTTTTATCTCTTCTGTTATTTCATCTTTATATTTTCTGTTTATGTGGTCAATTATCTTTGCACCACCATATGAAAATCTTTTTATTGTACCTTTTTGTAGAATAGCTTCTTGAATAGATTTAATCATTCTAACTTTACTTCCTTGCTTGTTAAAAGGTTGTAATCCTTTTTTATATGCCCATTCTGCTATTTTGCTATAAGGAGGTTTTGTTCCTGGATCTGTACCTTTATCAATTGAATCAAAATATTCAGCTGCATAGATGTTTAGTGAGATAGATTTAGACGAAGCAAATACAGTTCCTCTAATGCTATTTCTTAATCTTCCTGTCGCTTTTAACTTCTTTGAGTCAATTTCATTTTTTATCTCATCAGTAATTTTTACTCTTAATCTATTTAAAGCTTCAGCTGTAAAAGTATATACCATTAGCAAAGAGATAATTCATTTGTTGGTACTTGTATATCTACAGTCATTCCCCATCCTGCTAATTGATTCTCATATTTATCAAGCATAGGTTCTGCAGTTACAGTTGTTATTACTTGAAAGTTATCAGAGAAAGCATCTCCTCTTCTTAAGTTTTGTTGTAAGTCGTTTATGACTTGTAGTTGAGTATTTAATACATCTTGCAAATTGTCATTGCCATAGAAATTATCTTCAGTCTGCTTTTCTTTGTTTACATCTACTATGTCTAAACATAATACTTGCAGAGTAGCAGTCATCATTCTATCTGTAAATACTACATTGCCAAATACGATATGAGCAAGTGGATATATAGTTGTCTTGTTTAGATCAACTTCAAGTATGTCACCGAAGGTGACGGTTTTTGTCGTGCCGTTAGCTCTTAATATTGTTTTTAATTTATCTAATACTGTATAAACTTGTCTCATCTTATATTTTGTTTTAACATTTTTCTTTCCAGTTCATTCTTTTCCTTTTCAAACTCTAACCAGGTTAAGCATTGAAATAAGGAAAGTTTTGTAACGTCTTTAAATTTTGTTGGGTCGCCTTGAGCAAGTCCGTAAATTGATTGATACCAACCCCATTTTGCTCCAAAGTTTGCTGAAGCTCCGAGTCCACCTTCAGCTGTTTCTCCAAATAACCCATCATATGCTTCGACAACTCGCTGCCTAAACGGTAAAAAAAAACCGTTGCTCCCAGTGCTACATTAACAGGAGCATCTAACATCACGTCTGCATATTTATCTGACCCCTCATATTCTTCTATTAAGTATAAATCCTTTTTCTCAAATACAACTGGTCTATATAATACAGCTAATGCTTTGTGCATCTGCTGCCAGTCTGATATATACTTGTCTAAATCGATAAACTCACCTAAAGATATATCGTCAAGCTTAGGCATAAACCCAAACTTTACTGTTTGTCCATTAGGATCAGTCATCTCAAATGTTCTTTGCAGTGGTGTATCTTCTTTAAACAGCTCTGCAATATGTCCTATAATCCCACTAAATTCTGTTAGAGGTAGATTATAAGCTTCCTTCATTGTAATACCACAAAAACATTCCAATAGTTTTAGATTCGCAAAGTCTATTTCTTCCTTTGTAGGCTCTTTGCCCTGTTCAACCTTTACAGTCTTGATATACTTTTGATACTGCTTAAGAGATATTCCAGATAACTCTTTTGGGATGCTTAGGGTGAATGTTTTACTCATATCTATATAACCATCAATTAGTTTATTGTTATTTGAATATTACAAGCATATTGTCAAATGTACCTGCTTTATTTTTGTCAAACTTAATTCTACCTTTTATAAATCTTATTTCAGGTTTATTAACTAATATATGTTCGTGAAATATCTTAGTAGAGGTAGATACAGGTAAAAGCATAACAACTATTTTTCCCTTTTTGTATTCCTCTATACCTTTTTTAATAAATGCTTCTTTAGTCTTTCTATCATAAGGTGGATTGACAAAATTACTTGTACCCCATTCCACCTGTAAACCATCCCACTCTTCCATATTGTGGTTTAGTGGACAAGGATCAAAGTCAAAATTAAATTCAGCATCTAAAGGTTCGTATATGTATTTTGGTGTCGCATAATCATTATGAAATGCTTTTCCATTCTTTCCTATATTCATACTACAAAAGTACAACAAAATTAAAAAACACAGTTAAATAGATATATGGTTATTTATTAAGACAATATTTTATATCTTTAAGACTATATTTATAAAGACTCACCAGAATTGTATTTAATCGATAAATAATCGTTTTTCATATTTGTTTAGTTTAAGCCCACGTAAACATCCTTACTGGGCTTTTTTTTGATATGTGGTTGAATTTATGGAAGTGGATAACTCACCTACAGCAGAATGCAAAACACGTTAATTTTTCTTAATTCAGCTACTAAAGAATAATTAATCCAATTTTACGTTTACTATCTAAGTTCAGTTATTCAGTTCAATGTAAAGCATATTTTACATTTAAGAAGTAGTAGAAAAAAGAAGAGTTTTTTACCTAACAAAAAAAACTATCTCTATTTATCAGATAGTTGTAAAATAATTGGAATAAAAAAAACCTGCCGTTTAAAGCAGGTTTCTAAACATAATTAACCTAAGTATTAACCTATGAAAAAAGGTATCTTAAATCGTTTAAAAAGATGTTTAAAATGGTAGTTTATAGTATGCCCAAATCTCATCTTTTATCTTTTGAATATCTTCTTTAGTTAATGTGTCATTAAGATCATTAAAGCAATTTAAAGAATAAATTAATTCTTGACCTTTCCAATAAGCATAATGATTAACTAATGTTTCTGGATCGTTGAAGATAGTTTGTATTTCGCCAAAGTTTTCTTCTTCCATTTCTTGACAATATTTAATGCCATCAAATGTGTAAATGTCATTATCCTTAAGCCATCTTTCGGCTGAATAGTATCCTGTAATAAAATAATCAGCGTTAAAAGAATTATGATGTAAATCATCTTTATAAGTATCAATTAAATCATCTAATTGATCGAGTAAATGATTTATAATATCGTTTTCAATTTGTGTTAGTGTTTTCATAATGTTGTTTTGTTTTTAGTTATTATATTAATTGTATAACCATTTATTATAAATATAATTATAATCGGTTTTAAATATTTCAGATAATGCTGAAAATAGTCTCTCTCTAATTAAACTATCTCCATAATCATTAAAGATAAAGTTATAAATATCTTTATTTACATCTTTAGTGTCTAAATGTTTGAATAGATCTAAAAAAGTGATCCCTGATTTTAGGTGAATACCCTCTTCATCTGTGGGGTATTCACTTAAATACCAATTTTTAATTTCTGTTTCTAATTGTAGTTTCATAATTAAGGTAAATAATAGGTTAATGTACCGATAATAATAAGACATATAAAAACTAATATATAAGTTAATATTGCCCATTTAATAAAATCTAATCTTTTCATAATTAATCTATAAAATCGTTTTTATTTTCTTCATACCAATTAATCATAAAGTATGATATTTGGCTTTCAATTGAAGTTGCTAACTGATGCATATCTTCATTTGTAAACCCCTCAATTCTTAAGTCAATAGCATTTTTAATTTCATCGTAAATGCTTTGATACTTATAATTTGCATTAAGCAAATCAGATATATCAGAAATAAGAAATTCAATTTGTTCTCTTATTTCTTCCTGTTGTTGTTCTTTTATTGTATTCATATTAATAATTTTAATTTGTTTATGATACAAATATAAATATAATATTTTAATTAATCAACAAATAATGTTAATTATTTTAATATTTTTTTTATGTTTGTTTTGTGAATTATATCTTTTTCATAGTGGCAAAAAAAAAAGCAAAGCAACCAAAAAACTTACTATGTTTAATGATTGCTTTACTTACTATGTTTAAGAATTAGGGTACTATGTTTAAGAACCTATTATGTTTAATAAGGATCATTAATAATTGATTCCAGGTATTGAATCCTTTTTTGTAATCGTTCAATTCGAAGCTCATAAACTTCCAGGAGTTGTCTTTGAGTTTCTTTTGACATATTAAATTTAGTATCCATATTAATAAGTTAAAGTTTTATCATTAATCTCTAATCTTTCCAAGTAAAATCTAACTATCGGTAAAAGCTCTTGAAAAGTTGTATCGTCAATATCTAATCTTTCCAATATTTCATCTGTATCTATTTCCCAGATATCTATATCTCTTAATTTATCATAAGGGATATAATCTGAAGTTGCCCCATATAATTTATTATTATATTCAAATTCAATGTTTAAGCTAAATCTTGTACAAAATGCTTCTTCCATTGTTAGTTTTATTTTATTTTTATTGTTTGTTTCCATAATTTATTTATTTAGTTATCGTAAAATATTTTTTCCAATTCTTCTTCAGTTTGTTTTTGTGCAAAAAAACATACTATATCTTTTGGAGTTTTTATATCATATTTGTTACAAAATTTAGTAAAACTTTTATTATTCATTTTAGCTAAATTTAATATTATCTGATCTTGCAAATCGTAGTAATCCATAATTATTTATTTAATTGGTGGTAACTTCTTTCGGAAATTCTTTTAGTAAATTTCTCTTGGTCTGTTATAAAATACTGATCGTTTTCTTCGATAGTATAAAGTATCTTATTAATTGTATTTATAAATTTCATATTGTTTATTTTAATTATTAATCTTTTTGTTCTATTCCTAAAAATTCTGCCCAACCTTTAAATTCATCTATATAAGCTCTATGAGGTTTCTTTGGTATAAAACCATCTTTAGTTTCTTTAACTTCTATTTGATCGCCCTCCTTCCAGCAATCAATAATAGGTTCATCTAATGTTTTGTCTATATAAAAGAATACATTATCTACTTTTATATAAGCACACTTTTTATTTATTTGTTTTATTTCCATAATTACCAAATTTGTCTTTCTAATTTTTCTATTTGTTTTAAAAGCTCTCTGCTTTTTTCTTTGTCTTTTTCTAAGGTATATCTTAACCTCATATTTGTAAGTTTAGTGTATAATATATGTTTCATTTTGTTTTGTTTTTAATGTTAGGTAGTTCTATTTGATCGCCATTATATAAGTAAGATTTAAATTCTATATCTAAGTCCAGAGGTATTCCACAATCGTAACCCTCACACCTTATATTATTAATATGGTTTAAATGTCCACAGAAACTACATTGTATTTGATTATTCATCTTTATTTGTTTTAATGTTTATACAAATATATAGAATAATATTTTTAATTAACAAATAATTGACAAACTTTTTTACAAAAAACTTTTTTTATATACAAGCATAAAATAAAAAAAAATATAAAAAGTCATATAAATATTAGCAGTATGAAAACAAAAAATATAATCTTATGCAACAAAAATTTATCTGGTGGACAAGGTGGTTTGTTACAAACCTACTGCGTTTAATGATTAGATCAGGTAAATACCTACTGCGTTTAATGACTAAATATCCTAATAGAATTTATTTTGAATCTATTGGTCTTGGAGTTTTATTTGCAGTAATGAGTATTTTCTTTTCGTATATGTTTACTCTTGTAATAATAGCAATTAGATTCTAAACCTACTGCGTTTAAGAACCTACTATGTTTAAGAATTACCTGATAACATAAACACCTCTGTTAGCATTTGCTAAGAAGTATTGTATGCAATATCGAAGAGCATCCATCTGGTGATTCCATTTATCTACAGGTCTTGTGTTTCTTTCGTGCCATACATAATTGTTAAGCTCCTTTACAAGCTCTGTGCTATCTGGATCTATTATTAAATCAAAGTCCTGGATAAGAGCTATCCCTGTTAGAATAGACCCACTGCGTTTAATGGTTGGTTTTATATTACAATATTCTTGCAGCTCTGATATAAGTCTTGGCTCTGCACTATCACATATAATTAAATCTTCTCCTGCGTATCTTCTGTTGTTTTCTCCTATCTCCTGTGTTGACATACCTGGTTTACAATACATTGTCTTAATCCATATCTTCTTACTTTCTTTGTGTACTCCAGCTTTAATTAAAACTGTTGGGTCAACAGAAAAACCAAAGTCTTGTCCATATATGTATTCAACTCCTTCATTAAACATCCCTACAGTCCAATTAGTAAAGATAACTCCTTCAGCTTTATCCATCCATCCACCAAGTATCTGGTGATTATATCTATCTGGTCTTCTTCTTCTAATATCTTCTAATTGTAATAGAAATGATTCTGATAAGTTTTCTATATTATCTTTAAATGTAGTATGAATGTATGTAACATTTTCTTTCCAATCATTAGTTCCAGGATTAACTCCTTTACCTGCAAAGAATCTTTGATATATCCAATGCTCTTTTGTAGTTGGATTTAGTATCATCATAACTCTATTAGGTTTAGACTTACTTCTAACAGACTGATCTATCTTATCAAAGTCTTCTTCTTTAGTAAGCTCTTCTGCTTCATCAAGCACCCAAGTAGTAATCCCACTAATAGACTTTAGAGCTGCTGTTTGATTTCCTGCTGATGTTCTAATTCCTTTAAACATTATAGAACTACCAGTGCTTATGTTTAAGATTTCATCTTTGGTTATTCTAAAATGCTCCACAATATTGTACAGTTCTAACTTTTCTAAGAACTCTGGAATAATCGAATTGGCAGCAGATATCATTGTATAACGAGTAAAAAGTATCTTGTGTCCCTGTTCAAACGTTAGAAACGCTAAAAATGTGGTTATAGCAAATGATTTACCACTTCCTCTACCTCCTGTTATTACAAAGTATCTGGTATCGTTACCAAGAGCATTGTATTTAGGATTCAGAGCTGGTTTGTTCATCTGTATCTAATTCTATTGTATTATCTTCTTCTTGTGTACCTGTAAATAGGTTTTTTATATTGATATTAACCTTTTGTTGTTTCTCTTCTGGTTTGTCAAGTGGCTTACCATATTTATATTCAAAGAGTAATTTAAGATGAGGAAAAGAACTTTTAGCTTGTTCTGCTAATGATTCCCAAGCTTCTTCTTCTGATCCAAATACTTTTGCCATTGCATTAAGTGCGTAGATTCCGACTCGTTTTCGCTTGGCATCGTTAAGAGCAGCAGAAGATGTGGGTCGTACAGTAGGCACGTTTCTAACGCCTTGCTTTCGTCCATTGTTTCTTCTTCCGTCAGTCTCCTTGACATATTTATACTGCTTTGGTTTTCTTCCCATTTTTTTCGTATAAGAACTTATATATTTTCCATATAGCATCAGACCATTCTTTGTCTGTATATACTTTAGTTCCTTTCTTTTTTACACCCTTATAATCTACTTCTAAATTAAACTTAACACATCTTCCTATACATCCTGGAAGAGGTACTGGATATATCTTATATCCATTCTCTAAACACCACCTGGCTGCTGCCTGATTATATAAACCTCCGTAAGGAGGTAATCCCCATTTCTTTTTATACTGTTCAATCTGTAGTGGTGTTCTGCGTTTCATAAGTTAAATCATATCTTTTTTGTAACTCTTGATGTTCTTCAAGAAGTTGTTCATACTTTATTTTATAATAATTTTCTCTATTATATTTTCTTAAATCATCCTCAGTCTCTTCAAATATTTCATTCCTGATTTTAGTGTATGAGTTTAATATGCTATCCTTATGTAATGCAATAACATCAAATACATATAGTCCGTGTATAACTGATGCGTGATCTCTTCCTACAAACTCTCCTATCTTTGATAGTGTTTGATGTGAGAACTCTTTACACA